GATTTTTACTTATTTTTTTTTTTTTTTATTTACAATTCGGTTCAAATGAAAACGACTTAATGTTAATGTAGGGTATTTTTCTTTTAGTTTTTCAAGTAAATCCTGCATTGTTATATTTGACCGTTTATTATATTATAATTATAAAATTTTTATTATATTAAAAATAAGTATTCCATTTATTTAAAATATCTATATCTTTTTGTGTAATAACATTATTAACTAATAAATTAGTATATATTAAAAATAACAATTCTTTTACAGAAGTTATATTTCCTATATCATTTTCAATAAAATTTAATATTTTTTCATTATGTATATACATCTCATATTCACTTTTAAAATCACTCATTAAATCATGTTGGTTTCTAATTTGTGTTACATTTGGGGATGAATACATCATATAATTATTTGTTTTTTTTAAAATAATATTACTAATTATTCCTCGTAAAATATCACAATAACGAAATGATACAGAGCAAGGTATTAATAAACATATAAATAACTCAGGATTTAACCAAAATGTATTTTGACTATTAAAAACACACACATTTGTATTGTTTATTAATACACATTTATTTTTATCCCACGTAATACTATCTTGATGGTTGCATATAATTCTAAAAAGAGCATCTACATCAGGGTCATTCTCAACTAATCCATTTATGATAGATGGTATTTTATCTGTATATTGAATTAAATAATTAGGATTATTTTTTAATAAACTTAGGGGAAATCCACGAGGCCAAATGTAGGCGTTATTTGTAAAATATTTAAATATATTAATCCATACATTATTTTGTTCTGTTATCATTTGAATATTATTGTATTGTAAAATATTATCAAAATTATCATAAGGTATGTTATCATCATCCGTTTCATAAATTATTTTATATCTCTTTTTAATAGCATATAGATAACCTATATTTTTTCTACAATAATGATTATAAGGTAATAATTCACTTAATTCCGGAAATAATTTTTTTTGCGATGGAATATCTAAATAAATACAATTTAAATTTTTATAATCATCAGGCGTTTTGTCATCTCCTACAATAATAACATCATATTCTGTATTATTTATATGTTTCAAAATAGTTTTAGTAGGTTTATTAATAGTAGTTATAATAACACATTTCTCTTTACAGAAAATATCTTTTAACCATTCTTTACTATTTGGATTTTGATTCATTTTGATTGGATGTAAAATGAAATTATGATTATGATTACATGAATTATAAATGTACTCTTTGTTTAATAGTTTTTCTCTATTAAGCCATAATATGTCATTAGTAAAATTTTGATATTGTGAATTATCAATCTCTATATTATTGATTATTGATGGTATAGCAATTTCTAAAAATACTTTATAAGTAGAAAACAATTCAAATAAATGAAATATCTTATCAGTTAAATATTTTTTTGGTAAATAAAACCAATCCGCAAATCCACCAGTGAATTTGTCAATATTATATTTTTTAAATTCACTATCATTTATTAAGTTGTTTATAGCATTTTTACCAAATTCTGCATCCCAATGCCAAGTAAAATGATTATTAATGTTATCTAATTTAAACCAAGTGTAATCGGTTGATATACCACTGTTTATAAGGTTCATATCATCATTTACAATATTAGGTTTATAATAAATAATTTTTTCAGAATCAAATAAATTTAAAATATTTACATTAATAATATTATCATCCATTGTATAGAAAAGACCATCACTATCATCTAGAATTGATTTATAATTTTTATAAAAATGATTAAAAATATTATGTGCAAAATTCCCTCTATTTATTTCAATAAAATTTACTTCATCATCTTGAATTATAGGGTAATCTGAATAAAAAATTATTTTTTTAAAATGCTTTTCATATATGTTTTTAATTACATTTTTATTACAAACGCAATGTGAATAATTAAATACTACAATTAAAATAGTGTTTTCAAATTTATAAATCATAATATTATATTATATTATATTTTTTTTTGATATATTATAATCGGCGTTTTTAAATATGCAAAGGTGTAATAAAAAAATTGAATTATAAATGATCAGTAACATTGTCTAAAAAAGATGTCACACAAATCTTTACCTATAGATATAGTGATAAATATATTGCGTTTTGTAGGCAGGGTTAGGATTAGTAATGGAGAAATAATAACTTTAATTGATAAAAATAAATACAAAGACGTTATTTATTTCTTACGTAATAAACCATTGCCCAATTTCAGAGCTTTTACTTATGGTTTGAGAGAGAAATCATATTCTGTTGATTTATCTCACGAGATATATTTACAATATAAATATAAATTTAATTTAAACAATGAAATAGAAGGAATGGTGATATCTTTATGGAAAAAGTTTCAATTTCTAAACAAAGTAATTTTGTAAATAAATCGGCATTATTATTAGAATTTTTTTTGTAAATTTTAAGAATTTATATTAGTGTCGATAAATAACATCCACGATAATCTTCAATCCCGGTATGGGTTAAATTGATGCTGATATCAGCCCAGATATCTCCGCCCATTTTGGTCCATCTATGACAAAATAACCAATCTTCAGAAAAATAATGACCATCTTCTACCCCGCAGTCAAATAGTGCAAACGCAAATTCGTTCTCTTCGGGTTTTAAAAAACTTACATCATCTCTATATTTTGTAGAAGGAAATGCCTCTGACATTTTTTCTATGACAGTTCGCTCAATCATCATAAATCCAGTAGCAATATGTTTTACTTTGGTCAGATTTTTTTCAATACTGAGCGTATTAGACAAATAATTTACGTTGTATTTTAATAGATTATGCTGTACCATGGATTCGTCCGTTATCAATCCGTTGAACTGAGACGCGGCTTTTCGCTCAATTAGTGATTTTATTACGTTTTCATTGTCTGGATTTTTTTTATCTGTTATTATATTTTGCCAATTATAATGCTTCAAGGGATAAATACCACCAATTATCGGTTTATTTGAAATCATTAGCTTTAAAATGTCTAGTGGATCCCAAGAAATATCATTGTCAATAAAAATAATATGCGTCATATTTGGGTCACTCATGGCACGTGCAACTAAATTGTTGCGTGCTCTCGAAACTAAACTATCATTCCGACAAAATTCGATCTTTAATTTTATTCCATAACTACGACATATTTCGACTGTGGCCATTAAACAATCAACGTAATTTACGTAGCATAAACTAGCAAAACACGGTGTCAATAAATAAATATATGGGCTATTTTCTTTTACGTACGTACGAATTCTTTCGTCGATGGGTACATTTTTATTTACCACGGCAGTTTCAAAAGAAGACATGTATGGTTCTATTATGTATTATTTCTTGGACTAATGTTTATATGGTTTATTGTCGGTTTTGTTTTTTTGTCTGAGGAAAAGTTTTTGAATATTTTATCTAGTAAAAATAAAATATTTATTTGGATTTTTGTTTCGACTTTTGTTTGGATTTTTATTTTCGTTTTCGTTTTCGTTTTCGTTTTCGTTTTTTGTTTCAACGTTGGGTTTTATTTTTATACTACATAACAAATTATTTTACAAATAAACCCATTTAAGCAGTGGCAGCCTCAACAACAACGTCACCAGCCTTCATGAAGTGGTGCTTCATGTAACGCTGGAGGTTGAAGTAGGTAAGCTCATCCTCCTTGTTTACCTTGAGAAGCTTGGTGAGCTTCTCATCGGGATGGATGCGGCGGCCATTCTGCTTATCCTGGAGACCATTAGCCTGGATGTAGCTGTTAATCTCCTTGCTCACATCCGTGCGGGCCATCTCAGTGCCAACCGTCTTGCCAAGGAACTGGGCAAGCTCATCGCTAATGCGGGTGGGCTTGACAAATCCAGAGGGCTTGCGGTTAACATTGTTACGACGCTTCTTGGAAGAAGCCTTCTGGGCATTCTTCATCTCGCGGGTAACGGCCTTCTCAAGAGTCTTGAAATCATTCTTGACCGTGGAGAAAAGACCAACAAGCTGCTGGAGCTTGGCATTGAACTCAGTAAGCTTGAGGGAGACAGACGAGGCCTCTACCGCGGTGCTTACAGAAGCGGCGGCCTCAGTGGCACTGCCCGCGACAGGAGCAGGGGTGAGCTCATTGGTAGGGGCAGGGGCAGCAGCCTCAGCCTTCTTGGCCCTAGGCTTCTTAGCCTCAGGGGCAGCGGCGGCAGCCACGACGGGCTTGGACTCAGTGACAGTGGGTACGGGGGTAGCAGATGCGGACTTAGACGTTCTAACCATGGTGGCTATTATATTATACTATCACGAATCGTTTTTAAGTTGTTTTTTACCAATATATATATTTAATAATATGTACACTCGATATCTCCTAAGGATTTTTTCTTTCTTTTAATTTTTTGGATTTTTTGAAAGCTCCATATTGTTTTTTCTCAAATAATAATTTTTATTAGTAAAATTATTATTAATAAGCTACGGATTCGTATAACCAAGGCATTGCTTGTCTTGCATTATCAGAAACCATGGTTAGTCCTGATAAGGCGTGAAATGTTCCTATTTTTCGGTGATCTTCATCTATGCCTTGATATACCATGTTCTCAAAAACCGTTACACATGCATTTTGTATTTGATTAAATGTTAAATCGTTATGATAAATAACCCGAGGAAAAATTCCATCAAACGGAGACATGTATGGACATATTCGGAGTTTTACTTCACGAGACAAATTACTTCGGTAATTCCAAATTTCATATAAAATGCGGTATAATCGAATATATTGTCTAACGTCCAGACTACTCATCCAAACACTTTGTGTATAATTTCCCAAGGAGTCGATTTCCATAAATAATTCATTGATTCTATCGTTCATTGGTTTGGCTCTTATTGTGACGAGTCTATCGAGAACCTGATTTGTGTTTACGGGTTGGCTAACTACTTGGTGGCCAATTATATCATTATTACGCACCACGGGCGTTCTCACATTTCTACGCTGTAAATACGTTTGTTGAATTAATGCTTCGTTTTCTTCCCTAAATTCTGGATAAATTATGCAGGATAATCCAAATAATATTTTTATATTTTCTATGATCTGACCATTTAGTTTTTCGCGATTATATGGGTTCTCAATTTTACTTTTACCTTTTAATACTTGCATTAGCGATACTACGTTAAATCCGTACATAAAATCCTTGGCGTCTTTATAACTATAAAAACATTCATGCGGAATCTCGCGAATAGGCTCCATTGTTACAAAATCGGTGTCATTTATGCATAACTTTCTATTTGATAGTGCTGGTCCTCTAAGTTTAATGGAGAATCGAACTATCCATCCGCGAAACCTACGCTGAATCGTGATAGCCGTTTTCGTATTTTTGAAAAAGGTTTCTAGTCTTTCTATCAATAACTCCTTTTTCCCAGATACCGGAAGACGTATATTTTTTACGGCACTTTTTAATTCAGGTAATTTATAAGACGATAAGATAATTTCATTGTCGATATAATTTTTGTAATTAATTGCCTTTTTATCGATAGGATTCTTTTTTTTTATGTTTCGAGAACCTTTTTTATGTATGGTTTCCTTTATTTTTTCAATTGGTACAAATTCGTTTGAAATTATGTTGTGTTCACAAATTTCATTTATTAAATTATCTTGCATTTTTATTTTTTGCGAAATCCTTTTATACATTGCGTAGACAAAATAATTTTATAATATTTTCGTGAAAAACACTTTATATAGTTTTACTCTAACTATAGACCATTTTAGAAAATGAGGAGAACACGTTTTCATTTTTAAATAAAAAAAACGTGATAATTAGCCAATTCGTTACCATAATTCGTAAGCTGCCAAATTAAATTATTTAAAAAATTGAATTAAAGAATTGCCGTGATATATATTATCACAGTTACCCCCGCTCAGTTATATCATGTCGAAGCCTGCTACTCCCGTTGTTCTCCCCGTTGGTGATTGGGTTCCTTCCAGCATTCGGTATATGCAGCCCAAGGTCAATGACCGTGGCGGAAAGTCTATCAATATCATTAGCACCCAGACCAATCGTTCGCTCCATATTGCCACGCCGCTCATGATGACGTGGGGTATTGCGGATTATGTAGATGAGAAGACCGGCGAGTCTGATGGTAAGTTCAGCATTTCCCTCAATTTTCCCAGCGATGATTATGCGACTCCCGCCACCACTGATTTCCTCAAGAAGATGAAGGATTTCGAGAATCAGATTCTGGATGATGCTGTGAAGAACAGTGAGGCCTGGTTTGGCGAGGAGATGTCCCGTGATGTAGTCAAGCACACCTTCTTCCCTTTCCTCAAGTTTCCCAAGGATAAGGTTACCAAGAAGACAGATTTTACCAAGGCCCCTTCTATCCGACCTAAGGTGCCCAATTATGACAATCGTTGGGCCGTCGAGATTTACGATACTGAGAGCAAGCGTCTCTTCCCTTCAGATAACCCGGTTCATACTCCGATGGATTATGTACCAAAGAAGAGCAACATTGCGTCGGTCATTCAGTGTAGTGGACTCTGGTTTGGTGGTAAGGGATGGGGACTCACTTGGAAGTTTGTCCAGGGTGTTGTGAAGCCCTCGTCTGAGTCTCAGACTGTGTTCGGCCGTTGCCATATTCAGCTTTCGAATGATGAGCTTAAGACTCTTGATAAGCAGCCTGCTCAGCCTTCGGGAGATGAGGAGGATGATAGTGAAGTCCCTTCGGCAGCCGCAGTTTCTACTGAGGTTGAGGATTCCGATCAGGAGGCTGAGGCTGAGGTAGAGCCTGAGCCCATTGTAGCTGGGCCCGTCAAGAAGGTAGTGAAGAAGGCAGTCGAGGCTGAACCTGAGGTAGCGGAGCCCGAGCCTGCAAAGAAGAAGGTTGTTAAGAAGAAGGTGGTTGCTTAAAATGTGGCCTGGTAGAATCGTGTAGTTAGTTTGTCTTTGTTATGTATTCTAAATAAAAACCCTTTTTTTATGCGGATTATTCAAAAACTTTTATGTTGCAAATATAGATACAAAAATGAAATTTGTAAATAATATATGGATATTTGTTAATATTGCAATTATTATGAGATTTGGCGTCAAGTCTTTTTTTGATACTTTGCATTATTGTAAAACAAATTTAGTAACAAAACCGCCCAAATTATATATGATTTCTCCTCAACAAAACAGCTTACAAAATAAAAAGATATTATCTATCTCACCCGGTGGTTATAAAGGATTCTATGTTCTCGGAATATGTAAATATATCAAGGAGAATTATTGCTTACGAGATTATGTTTTCTCTGGTGCCTCAGCTGGAGCATGGAACTCTTTGATGCTGTGTTCACGTATAGATATCCAACAAATTCAAAATAAAATTCTTGATAAGTCTTTTTCTAAAATAAATTCCATACACGAAATGGAGAACCAAATCAAAGATAAATTTTTGGATAATTACAAAACGCGGGACTTTGACCTATCGCGGCTTTATGTTGGCGTAACTACTCTGCATAATTGTAAATCAAATATTATTATTTATAATGGTTTTGAGAACCTTGAAGATGCACTTAATTGTTGTATTGCAAGTTCTCATATTCCTTTTTTGACAGGTGGATTGACGAATGTTTATAGGAAAACACTTTCGTTTGATGGCGGATTTAGTCCATATCCTTATTTAAATACGAGTGAAACTGCACTCCATATTTATCCAAATATATGGAATCACTTTTCTACAAATAAATCTATTTTCAATTTGTCTGATTATACAACTTTGCTATCAAAAAGCAAATTTCCTTTTGAAGAAATGATCGAAAATGGGTATCTGGATACGAAAAAAAACGCCAAACAATTAGATATTATTTTCAAAAAATAATTAAAGAAAGTAATCGTTGTTCTACTAATGATTCCCAAAGTTATCGTGCAAACCAGTCGGCATGGTATACCCGAATATGTTGTCGAAATGATTAAAGAAAAATCGCCAGGCTGGACCTATCTTCATTTTTCGGATGAACAAATTATTGATTTTTTTCGAGAACATCCCATCGCGGAATTCCCTAATGTGATTCAGAAATTCTTCTCCTATAGTTACGGTGAGCATCGTGCTGACCTTTTTCGTTATTATTATTTATACGTAAAGGGTGGAGTATATATTGATTCTGATGCAATGATTGAAGATAATATTGAGAACATTGTCTGCGATTATGATTTTTTTTCTGTGAATTCGTCTTTTATTGAGGGCTCGATTTTCCAGGGATTTATTGGCTGTTCTCCTGGGAATATAATTATTTATGAGGCATTGAAAGATTTGTATTCTATTTCAAATACGGATATGATTCGGGATTTCCATATTCTTTGTAAAAATCTTTATGGTATTATTTTTTCTCATATTATGGATTGTAAAGTAAAACTTTATAATGAACAACTCAGAAATGAAGCAAATTGTTATCATATCGTCGATTCAGAGAACCAAGACAATATTGTTCTGATACATCATAGCGAAACAAAGGTCATTCCGCCCAGATGTTAGGTATTTTATATGAAACTTTGAATGCATATAAAAATAGAGGGGGTATTTGGAATTGCCGGGAAATATTTGTATTGCGGGAGAATAGACATCCAAGTGTATTGTGTGAAATAGTTTGTGGATTTAAATGGCTTGGTCAGCATGTTGATTTTTAATGAACGAAGTTGCATTGATAGGGATGTTTAGTAAAAAGTTTTTCAGTAGGTTAATTAGATCTTTTATTTGTCTTCTTGTTTTTCTTCTTGTTTTTCTTTGTTTTCCGTTGCTTTCTTTTTTTGGTTCTTTTTCCGCCAACTGCAGTTGGCGGTGGCGGTGGCGGTGGCTGGCATAATTTTTTGGCTTGATAGTCTTTAATGGTGTCGTTAAAAACGCCTTCTACATCTGGATCAACCATGCCTCCAAACATATAGCGAATAATTTCATCTCTTAAACCATCACTCCTGGTTCTGCTGCCTGGACTATTTATAAAAGAGCAAATCAATTGTCTTAAATGTGTTGAAGATGTGTTTGGCACAGGATAATAAGTGACTATTTTTATTTCTGGTAAAGGCAAATTATAGTGACCGCCATTTGGAAAATACGGTCTTAAATCGAAATTTTTGTCTAATGATACTCCTTCGGGATCTAGGTTAAATCCTTCTGCCACAACTGGATATGCTTTTCCTTCAATTTTCCAAGGAACAATCATATCAAAAAATAATTTCGTTTCACTATCTCCTATTGAAAACTGGCGGGTCCTCTCTTGTTCTGCAGTAGTTAATACCCTGGGCACAACAAATATCCCTGCCAAATTATCTCTATACGTATCTATTTTTTTCCAATAAGGTAACTGATATGCATTATCTAATCCCATTCCTAAAAATATAAGGTGATTTTCATATGTTTTTTTTAATTGATCAATCGTTCTGTAAGTGCCAGAGTCTGGTTCAATCCCATATAATTCATATTCAATATCGCTTGCAATAAAAGAAATGTTGGGGTACCTGGAAAATGCTGTTGATAAAATTTTGCAAAATAAATTTAATGCATAAAGTCTTGATTTTTGTGTTTTTCCAAGATGTAGTTTTGAACCACTTGCTGCAGTTGGCATAAATAACATAACTATTGGAAATCCCGTCATGTTGTTTGCCCCGGCGTATTCTATCATTGCCTCTGCAAAATTTACCATTGCCATGTAATGTCCAAATGTTGGTGGGCCAAATGCTCCTTGAAAAGATAAAACTATTCCTTTCATTCTTGTTGGAGCATCAACATCCATTCCTGTTAGTGCATAATCCGTTCCTGTTGGAGCATCATCCGTTCCTGTTGGATCAACAACCATTCCAAATCCACTCATTATTGTCTTAATATATACAATATATAAACATAATTATACACCCTTGAATATTTAAAATTGGAACCCCTTTGGGCGTCTCACTAGATATTTAAGGGGGTAACGTTATAGATAAATCAATTAAAAGGCAAACCCATTTTAAATGTTCATCGGTGTTCACTTACCTAAATAACTTATTAATCATATTTTATCCTATGATAAAATCTAGACACTCCAAAAAACGACCCGTTTAGAGTTTACTTAAAATACAAATCATAAAAACGGCTAGGTCTACATAAAAATTTAGAGCTTTGTTATTCACAAGGTAGCCAATAAACTAGGTTGCGTTATCTGGCGGGTTTTTTTATCAGCTTCTTTTGTAACATGTTTACAAAAGAAGATATTTGCGTGTTTTTATTTAATTGGAAAAAAGTTACCCAAAATAGTCTCCGGTTGTATGAAAAAATCCGCCCTATTATTAAGAATACCACTATCGTTAATTGTGACGAGTCCTGTATTTTAGACCCGACAATTTCCCATATTCAATTAGACGATTCGCATTATTATGGCTCCCAATATAATCATGCGATTAAACACATGAACAAAAATGCATTATTATGTGTCATTGTTGGTGACAATATAGTCGACAACGATTTTAACGCGATTTTTGAGAACGCATTAACCGCTTTTAATACTTTACCCATTGGCGTTTTCTCTCCTCGCGATAAGCGGACGATGCATCAACAAAAGTGTCTCCACATACAAAACGATATTTTTACGGTAAATACGACCGATTGTGGGTTTTGGTTTATTCATCCCTTGGTAATCTCGGCACTAAAAAATATGGATTATTCTATATCCAAATATGGATGGGGGATCGACACTATTACTATTAAAGAAGCTAATAAAATGAATCTTTTATGCGTAACAGATTTTTCGATCGAGACTGACCAAGTAGACCATTCCTGTGGATATGATACTGCTGAGGCAGAGCAGCATATGCATGTTTTGAATTCAGAATATTTACGGCTCTAAGGTAGAGTTATCCGAATTCGGTAAAAAGATAGAATGAAATCCCAAATTTATCGAATCTAATAATGGTATCTCTATTTGTTCATATGTGTCTAGATTAATAATGAGCAAATAACCACATCTATTATTATCTTTATGAAAGCAAAATGAAATCATTTGACCGACACCGTCTATTGTTACGATAGCGGGCTCACCTGCAATAAATCGGTCAGTGAATTGTATTCGTGCTCTGATGTGTAAATCTTCACAAATAATAAACCCATTATTTATCTTGTTTTTTATACTGCGAAAAATAGTGCGGTTTTTGTATAAAATGGGAAATTCTATGTCTAGGTTCTCGAATATTCGGTTTTTCTGTATAGAAACTTGCTTTGTTACCTTGTTAATGCTGACCTTTCTATATTTTCCTTTGATATTCAAATCAGAAAAATCCAAGGAATCATAAAATGATGCATAAATGTCTATGTGGGTATTGTTCTCTTTACTGTTGGCAAAATGGAATAAATAAGCACTGGTTCCCATATGATATTTTTCTACTATCATGGTTTGTTTATCTAATATGTGTATCATGGTATTCTTTTTCGGATTTAAAAAGACTGGCATGGGATTTATTATTATTTTGGTGAGTTCAACTTGAAGTGGTGAATCAAATAAAATAACGCGGTTATCTGTTGTCCAAAAATCGTGGATGACGGGTAAATAATCTAACTTAATGGATTTGGAACGTTTAATATACAAATCTGGTGTTAATTCCAAATATTTTACGGAATTACTCGTTATATCGTAATCGATTGTCTCGATGATGTTTTTCTCTTTATTAAATTTTGTATGAGCTGAAACATGAGAAATTCCGCAAATTTGTTTTCGCCCTATGGTTTCGATTGTTTTGTTCTCGAAATTTATATCAATTTCGTATGGTAAGTCGCGTTCATATAAGGCATAGGTCTTTTTATTAATTTGCAGAAAGGCTGTATTAGCAAGTCCTAATAGGTCTGGCAATGCGTTGACTTTATTAAATAGACCAAATAGTATTTTGAAGACGTTGTGATTGGGTATTCGGCCATTTTCTTCCTCATATAGCAGTTTGTCTGTTCGTACAAATTTTTTTACAAATGTAAGTTCTCCATTATCGAAAAAAATACCTTGGATAACACCATCGCCCGTAAATAAATCGAAGATATTAGTGACATTATTTATGTCGATATCTGGACCAATAAGACCATAAAACCCGTTTATCTTTTTAAGAATGGATTCTTGTCTTTCAGGTAATTCGTAGAATATATCTTTTTTTATTTCGCGGTTGGCGATTCTAAACGGCTGGCCAAATGGGAACCTGATAAACCCATTGATTAAAGGTATTCCCACTATCAAAATTAACAGAGGGGAAAAAAGGTGCATAGTATGATATAAACAGTTTAAAGTTTTATATCATTTATTTGCGATATTTGCGGCCACGAGTGCCTTTTGATTTTTTGGAACGTTTAGTTCTGCGGCTTTTTGATTTCCTTTTGCCTCCTGGCGTTTCATCAATACTTACCGCATTTATATTTATTGCCGCGATAAGTTGATTTAAACTTTCTTCATCAAACAAATCACTTGCAGATACTACCACCATACCAGATTTTGGTTTAGTCCAAAAAAATTTCTCACTAGATCGAAAAGTAATTTTTTTTATAAATTTCCACCCACCTTCACCATTTGGAGGGACGTCTTGTTTATCACTAATGCCCCAATAATAATTTTTTCTATCATACATTCCATCACTCATTCTACTATATAATTTCTACAGAAATTATTAGATACCCAAAGTCAAATATAAATAGACATCACTCCGCCTACTCACATCATAAATATCAGAAGTATTAATCCTAGATATTCCTTGGTCTTTTAAAACAATCGTTTGCGTCTTTTTCATTTTTAATAACTTTGGATAAAACACCAGGGTTTTCCTACCCACGTTCACATTCACCTCTTCCCTTTCCCATAAATCGCCAATCGTATATTTTAATTGCACATGAATATTGTTATCACGGTCTATCTCTATATTTTCGGGTAACATTGGATTACATTTCACACATAATTCACATCCCGAATTATCATATACTAATTCATTATGCCATAAGGGTACAATATAAATTTGTCCATTCACTGTCAATTTATACAAATTGTTCTCAAACAAATCGTCTAATATGGGATTCAAAATAATACACTCATCCTTGGCTACTTTGCATTTGATTAATTCTTCTACCTTTTCAACAAAATCCTGACCAAAATGCAATGCATCCTTGTATTTACGCAATAGCTCGTGGATTTTTAACAATACCTTTTTATCCAACTTTTCCAGGGTTTCGAGAGCGTTTTTCTCACATAAGCCCGATATCTTTTCTAAAATAGTATAAAACAAATAGTTCCCAGTGTCGGTTTTGAGAACATTTTTTAAGAATGAAAAGAGAACCCAACGATATGAATCCTTCGGAATAGTGGTTTTTTCCTCATCTGAATCATAGGTATCTTGGTCATTATGTTTCATTAAAAACTCGTATGCCGCATGAATTTCTTGGAATTTTGTCGCAGCATCTGAAGAAGGGTTTTTGTCTGGATGATACATAAGAGCCAGCATTCTATATTGTTTTTTTATTTCATTGTCCTCATAGTCGGGTTTTTCTTCTAATTCGAGAACCTGACAAGCTAATTTATAATTCATCGTATTTGTGTATCTTGTTTATTATATACACGATAATACTCTCTAAATGGTAAATGGGACGATAATTATTGTTATAATATTTTAAAAATGTATACGACTTATCAAGTATATCAGTAATGTCTTTTTGTTTTAAATTGCCGTTTTCAATAAAATATTCTAATATGTACCAAAGACAATCTATCATATCTAAATTATACGTGAGAATATCATATAGTGTATCTCGAAACTCAGCAAAATTTATTTTTTTTTCTGATAAGATTTCCTTGATTATGTTATCGCAAATAATGTTAAATATATCATTTGGTATTTCATCTGTGGTTTTTAAAAGGGGGAAGTATCGCACATCTTTTATATTAGTAATTCCGTCCAACTCAATTTCATCAAATATTTTTGTTACTTTGATATCTAAAGGAACGGATAAAGGAACAGGCAAAATGCACTTAGTTTTATAATCTAAAGTTCGACTTAAAAACGGACGCTTTAACACATCATTTTCACTAGGCATCATTGGGATTAAAGGCATTATCGATATATTTTTAATTACCATATTAGTATATCTTTCTTTGGTTGGACGGCCAATTTGTAATATTTGACAAGCATTCACTATGGGAGTTGGCAAAAAACTAATGTGCTCAGTAATTAAAAAAAACTTTATTTGGATATTTGATTGGGAATGATTGTATTGCTGCATATAACTATAGAATATCTCTAATAATTCTGCATGTATTAGATGGAAATTTTTACACATGATGATTCCTATTTTCTCCGGTTTCACAGAAATAATATCGACGATTTGGAAGAAAATCTCATGCCATAATATTTTGGAATTACAACCTAACAGGGACATGTCTATTTCATAATGAATGTCACTAAATCGATATACATATTGCTGCTTTTCTGTATTGGCTAGAATCTTTTTTTCATATTTCAATTCACTCGGGCTATATTTTTTTAATAAACAGAGAACCTGCGAATATTTCCCTATTCCTGGTGGCCCAAATATAATTAGGTTTTCTAGTTTGTTTATTTTTGGCGGTAAACCAGCAAAAACCGGTTTCAATTCTGGGTGGAGGTTGTATCTTTCGGTCGATTCAATATAATCTTCATAATGAGTTTCATAATATTTCATTGTTATTATATAATGAAATATTATGAGGGCTTGTTTTTACGCTGTTTTTTTTATTTTATTTTTTTTATAACTCTATGTGGATATCCTTGTGTTGAAAGTAAACTCAATTCTTTGTAATTTCCCGTAGATAGGTACAAATCAACAAATTTGTTTATTACACAAGAATTTGTATCGTCTATGATGACAATTCCATCTTTTTTAACAAGTAAATCTGTGTTTTTCATATCATTAAAAATACAATGCTCGCTATGTCCACCATCAACATGAACAATATCATATTTATTTATTAATTCGGGATGATCTATTATCCACTGAGGCATTGTAATGGTTGAATCTCCTTCTACATATTCAAAATTCACGTGTGAAAATTTAGATTTTATGTATTCATAACTTGGCTTAGTATAGGAATGATGGCCTATGTCAAAAATTGTAAAATTTAATGGAGTATCGTTTCTTCCTAATAATAATAACATGGTTGAATGTCCCGCATTGAAACCTATTTCACAAATGTTGTTAATCGCTTGTTTACCGCACCAAAACAAATTTAATTGTTTTGAATATAAGTCTGAGAATTCATTCAACGACTCATGATAATAAAAACAATTTCCTTCTAAAGTTGAATTGCTATTGATTATAATTTTTTTTAAATCTTCCAAATAGTTTTGTTTTTCATTGTTTTTATTCTCGTATTCAGATTTTATAAAATCCATTTGAATTTATATATATTTATACTATAATTTTTCAACTTTTTATTTGATAAATGAATAATAGAAAGTGTAACATTCTTTTGCTCATTCTTTTGCCCATTCTTTTGCCCATTCTTTTGCCCATTCTTTTGCTCATTCTTTATCCATCCATCAATTCTTGGCGTGATAATTTGGAAAACTCATTTCCATCAAATACCTGTTTCGATGACATTCCCATAAGGATAAGTGATGCTGCCAATGTTAAAAATAGACTACTATGCTTCGTAAACGTATTATCAGTTGGTGATTTAAAACTAAAATAGGTCATTAACATAGAAAAATTTTGCTCTAATTGTGGTTTATAATAAAATAAATTATACAAGATGATAAATCCTAAACAAAAACATGTAATCATAAACCGTTTGATTGTTTCCATTTTGATAGCGTATTTTACAGGAAGCTCAATGGGGGCACCCTTTTTCTTTTCAAATTTGCCTTTTAGATTTGTAACTACCATCAATATAAATATTAATAAAACTGTATGGAATACGGAACCAACTACCACTGCGAATATCGCCACCATTGTTACAAAATTCAATGATGTTTCTAATATTTTCATTAAATCGTTCAAAACATAAAAGAAGAATGCTAAGTTTACAATTATTAATAGGTAAAATCCAATAATTTCACTAAATTTTTGATAAATAAATACGAATCCTATAATAAATAATGTAAAAAATGCGAAATAATTAAGAACTGATACTGATGTTGCCATTCTTTACCTTTACTTTGATATATAGTCCGAAAAATTTACAGCGGCATCGGTAGTTTATACGTTTCGCATAACCAATTTACTAATGTTTGAATATCACATGTCAAAAAACCTTGGGGAAATTTTGTTATATTTAAAAACTGGGGTTTTTTCATATCTGGCCGTTTGTAAAATACGTATACTCCAAATTGACCTTTTCGTATACTCATTACACTATTCAATATTCGTAATGCTACCTTCTCTTGGCTTTTTTTTTCAATTTGCAATAAATGTTCTATGTCTGACATTTCAATCTCTTCGGAAATCTTATTTTTAGATGACAAAACTGATTTTATACTTTCCCTACGGACATCTGTTTGGCAATCGTTGTCATTAATTTCCTTGGCTGCTGGCGTCCATTCAATATAATATCCGTATTTCCCATTTTTTAAATATACGTCTTGGTTCTCAAATTTTCCTAAACATCGCGTTTTTTTTTCTAATAATTCCTCTAAAGAATATTCCTTATTTTTTAATTTTTCTAAATCTATATCCTTTTCGTTCTTCGCTGGAAAATATTCCACGGATCCATCTTCCAATGTGTGTTTTATTGCTGGACCAAACCGTTCGAAAATATATTCGTAACCTGGCTCTACCACGTAGGATTGTTTTACTATATTTTTTATGGGTCCTGATAAGCGTTTTATTTCATCATAGCAATGTTTGCATATTGACGACCACTCTACCTCTTGACCTTGGCCAGATACCAAATCCAACTGTTCTTCCATCTTTTTCGTATATTCATAAGAAAATAGGTTCTCAAAATATTGGAGTAAAAAGTCGACCGTTATTTTCCCGATTGACTGGATAACCAATTTGTTTTTTTCGTTGCCGAACCGATTCTTATTTATTGTATTTGTAAGAGTTTTTTCTACTAAATTATATTCTTTACATTCTATTTCGATACCTTCAATGTCCGTTTTTTTTACATATCCGCGATCTTGAATTGTTTCTACTATAGAGGCAAAGGTAGATGGTCTTCCTATTCCTAAATCCTCTAATTTGTTGATTAAACTTGCCTCGGTATAATGCTGATGTAAATTACGAACCGTGACTTTGCTATAGATTTTTTGATATGGGCATGATGACCCCGGTAGCATTGCTTGAAAATAACTTATCAAGCCCGTCTGTACACTTGCAGCTTGTACACTTGCCCTCTCATTTTCACCCTTTTCACTTACTATCTTCCAACCATAAAATACTGGGATTTCGACAATATGGGAATACTCTTTTGATAGAGGAGCACTAATTTTTATGGGACGGTTTTTGTACTTGGCTTCCGACATACAGCTTTCTACCGTGGTTCTCCATATTAGTTTATAAAGTGATGCCATTTTAGCGTCTTCCGCGTTTGGTAAAACACAAAGATCTATTTGCGTAACACGAATTGCCTCGTGTGGATTGGAACTGTCTTTTAATGTAATCGCATCTAGTTTCCCAACATATTCAGGCTTTTCATATTCTTTTATAATATATTCTCTTGCTTTTTCTAAAAAAACCGAGGAATAGTGAGAACTTTCGGTACGCATATAGGTAATAAATCCGTTTTGATATAGTTTTTGACATAGGCTCATGGTTTCTTTTGGTGAAATATGTAGGACATTACTAGCTACTTGTAAAAGACGCGATGTATGTAATGGTTTTGGCGGGGATTTTGTCAATGAGGTTTCTTCACCTATTCTTAACAAATGCTTGTGGTTCTTAGATTTTTCAAAGAAATCGAGAACATCTACATCATTTTCAAATTCATAATCTAATGTGAATTCTATAGCTTTTGAAAAAAAAACGCCCTTTATTTTATGACGAATTTCTAGGCCATTTTCTTTCCCATTTTTTATTTTCATTTCATTTTCTTTTTCATTATCGTATACTAATCGCAGAGCGGGAGTTTGACACCGCCCTGCACTTAGAGAGTTAGATTTATTATTATATAAATACTTCCATAAAAACGGCGATATCTTATATCCTACAATAATATCGAGAACCTGGCGGGCATGTTGGGCATGTACTAAATTCATATTTAAGTGGGTTGGATTACGCACAGCATCAATAATTGCATTTTTAGTTACTTCGTGAAAAATAATACGCTGGGTTGTTTCTATTGGTAAATCAAATAATTGACATATATGCCAGGCAATCGCCTCGCCTTCGCGGTCATCATCTGATGCTACTATAATGTTGGGTTTTGAGAACTTGGCAATTATTTTTCGCATCGCCTCGACATGTTCCTTCTTTTCATCAATAATGGAGAACGTCGGCACAAATCCGTTTTTTGTATCTATGGCTTTCAATCCGTCAATGGAACGAATATGACCTTTTGATGCGATACAACAATAATCTTCACCTAAAAAGTGCTCTATTTTTGCACATTTAGAGGGAGATTCCACAATAATAAGATATTTTGCCGAGGTATTTTTAGATAACGGTAGACGCGTTGCATTGGTTGGTTTATTGTATTTCTTATACTGTTTTGGTGGCATCTACATATCAAGACGTTTAGTTTTTAACTTTATTTAACTTATTTTCTAATTGGCGTGCTTCTTTTATAATCTGGTAATATTCTTGCTCTTTTTGAAATTGTACTCGTTTTTCACTTTTCGCAAGTTGCTCATCTTTCTCTTGGTAAATTTCCTCTATCAATAGTGGATCGTTTATTGATTTATTTTCGGTTTTAGAAAAACAACAGCAATATTTTGCTAGCATAATTAAAATAACAGTACACGAAATCTCTATATAATAATAGAATATCATTCATTATCAGAAAATTGATAATAAAAATATAAACAATACGCCCCTTACTAAAATAAGAAAACAAGTATAAATGATCGAACCTGACAACAAAAATATAAAAATATTCATCAATGATCGTGGTTATACAGAGTGGTTCTTTCTAGATGCTGAGACGAATCACCCTATGTCTACGTGCGAACATCCGCAACTTGCTCTCATAAACCCTACTGAACAAAAAATATTTGGAAGAGATATATTTTCAGTAAATGCGGCGGGTCAAATTATTAACATGACATATTCGTATGTGCGAACATGCAGCACATTGGCCGGTGTTTTAATGCTAGAAAATAATAAAACATATGGCCGAACAAAAAATAAAAAGAAATTGCTTTATAAATGCATTCCAGATGATATTCATATTCCGGCATTTTTAATACCTTATGAAATAAAAATTGGTTTCTCCAAAGTACAAAAAAACAAATACGTGGTTTTTAAATATGATAATTGGACCGATAAACATCCACACGGCATCTTGATTGAAACCTTGGGTGATGTAGATAATTTGGATGTCTTTTATGAATACCAGCTTTATTGTAAAAGTTTGCATGTTTCATTGACGGAATTTACTAATAAAGCGAGAACAATTTTGAATCAAAAATCAACTGATGAATATGTGGACCAAATATTTAAAAATCCGAATTTTAATATTGAAGACCGTCGACACCGACATATTTTTACAATTGACTCCTCTCATAGCGTCGATTTTGATGATGGATTTGGCATCGAACATATTGGTGATAAATGGAAGGTGAGCGTTTATATTGCCAATGTCTATGTTTGGTTAGAAACACTGGGTCTTTGGAATTCTTTCAGTCAACGCGTAGCAACTATTTATTTGCCTGACAGGCGGCGACCTATGTTGCCTACTATTTTATCAGATACCTTGTGTAGTCTTCAACAAAATCAACCAAGATTTGCCTTAGCCATGGATATTATTCTTGATTCAAATGGACAAATTTGTGATGATAGTCCTATTGTTTATAAAAACGTATTGATTCAAGTGTACAAAAATTACGTATATGAAGAGGCCGCAATGACAACAAAAGATAAATATTATAACCAATTGTTTGATATATCAACTAAACTTGATAATTCATTGTCTAATAGTTACGATTTAGTTACTTTTTGGATGATTCAAATGAATACGCATACTGGACTATGGCTAGCCGAAAAAGAATCCGGCATTTTTAGAAGTGCTTCTTTTACGAATTCAGCAGCCAGGTCTGACGTAGATTTATCGTTATCAGAGGATGTTGTTCGTACGATTCGGAGTTGGAATAATACTACGGGTCAATATTTGCTGTTTGATAAAGACGTAGCTACAGACCACGAATTAATGAGCATCAAGTTCTTTAAAAAAGACTTGATTAAAATGAAATACAATGGCGTAGAACCAAAAATGACAAAATCGTATGTTCATATTACGAGTCCCATCCGTCGCTTAGTTGACTTATTGAACCAGATGATTTTATTTCAGCACGCCAATCTTGTAACGAGTTTTAGTTCTGATGCTACCATCTTTTTAAAACGATGGATGCAACAAATGGAATACGTGAATACTTCTATGCGGTCTATACGAAAAATTCAGACCGATTGTGATGGATTGAGTCGTTGCATAAAAAATCCGGAAATCATGGATAAAGAATATGATGGTGTCGTTTTTGATAAAATTGTGAAAAATGACGGTATGATAAATTACATGGTTTATTTGGAAAAATTAAAGATGTTGTCCCGTATCACTACTCACGTTGATGTTCCAAATTATTCTACTAGTTTATTTCGACTATTTCTATTTGAAGATGAAGACAAGGTGAAAAAAAAGATACGTTTACAAATTGTTGCCTAGCGTTTTTTAAAAAATTGATTCTGTATATTATTTTATAATGTTTGATAAATATCATAAAATGAGAACTGACATATTCTTATTTTTGCTCGCATTTTATTCGGCAAAGCTTTTTGACACTGTTGCTTTTATTAAACCTCCCGTCCGCACAAAGAATCTGAAAAACGATTCGCTCAAAATTCCTGTTCCAAATAATATGCCATTTATTCGTGAACAACCCAAACATTTTGACTCTTGGGAAGATGGCGAAATTCCTTGGACATTTGTCGATGACAAAGACAAAAAAAATAGCTCAGATAACTCGACTTCTCTACGAACACCTGTGATTCCGCCATTTGTTCCCATGAGTCCAGCTGCGATTGCGTTTTTGATTGTATAAAAAAAAGTATAAGAATTTTATTGATTATTTTTTTTTTTTTTTTTTTTTTTATTT